TTCGGGTAGCGAAGAGTTACCTTCGGGTAGCGAAGAGTTACCTTCGGGTAGCGAAGAGTTACCTTCGGGTAGCGAAGAGTTACCTTCGGGTAGCGAAGAGTTACCTTCGGGTAGCGAAGAGTTACCTTCGGGTAGCGAAGAGTTACCTTCGGGTAGCGAAGAGTTACCTCCGGAAGAAGGGCCAACGTCTATATTTGAAGACAAAGAGTGGGTTTACAAAGGAAACGGAAACTGGGAAAACAAAGAAACAGGGGCTACTGTATTTGACCCTGCTTCTAAAAACGACACAGACGGTCTTTACACTCCTATGTGGGCAAGAGAACATCCGTGGATATATTTAGGAGACGGTAAGTTTAAAAATATTTTTACGGATAAAACAGTCCTTGATCCTAACCATGATCCGCTTGATCCAAATGCTGAAGAAGGAGAGCGTTACAGTCTAGGAGACGATCCACAAGATTGGGAACCTCCTCCTCCTCAACCACCAAACCCAAATTACTTTGGCGACTGCCCAGCAGGGTGGATTAACATAGGTGGTGTTTGTGTTCCTGTAGAAAAACCCGAAGAGTTACCTCCGGGAGAAGAGTTACCTCCGGGTAGCGAAGAGTTACCTCCGGGTAGCGAAGAGTTACCTCCGGGTAGCGAAGAGTTACCTCCGGGTAGCGAAGAGTTACCTCCGGGTGAGAAGTTACCTCCGGGAGAAGAGTTACCTCCGGGAGAAGAGTTACCTCCGGGTAGCGAAGAGTTACCTCCGGGTAGCGAAGAGTTACCTCCGGGTAGCGAAGAGTTACCTCCGGGTGAGGAGTTACCTCCGGGTGAGGAGTTACCTCCGGGTGAGGAGTTACCTCCGGGTGAGGAGTTACCTCCGGGAGAAGGACCTCCGGGACCCGGAAAAGAACCCGGAAAAGAAGAAGAAGAGTTAGTTCCTAAAGCTGGTGGTTTTGTTCCTACTGAAGCTAGTGGTATGATGTCTCTACCTTCTGCTCCTACTCTACAACTTCCACAATTTAGACCTGTAATGCCAGTACAAAAAGACTACACTGTAGCACTTAATAAAATTATACAAGAAAGTTTGTTTGAAGGGATGCTCTAATGACTTACATAGATTTAGTTAACAATGTTCTTAGGCGACTCAGAGAAACAGAAGTAACCTCTGTACAGTCTAATCTATACAGCAAGCTCATAGGAGACTTAGTTAACGACGCTAAAGACCTCGTAGAGAGTGCTTGGGATTGGTCTGCTCTTAGGAGTACACTTACTATCAACACTACTTCTGGAACTTACAACTACGCTTTAACAGGTAGTCAAGATAAAATTAAAGAACTTAGTATAATAAACGACACTTCTAATATAGTTATGGAATACAAAACAACTAACTGGATAGATGAGCAGTACTTCTTACAGTCGCCTCTTTCGGGCGCACCTAAGTACTACACGTACAACGGTGTCAACGCTAGTGGAGATGCTTTACTTGATGTTTACCCTAATCCAGACGGAGTGTACGCCTTAAAAGTTAAAGGAGTATTTAGAAATATTGCGTTAAGTTCAGACGTAGATAAACTAGATATTCCTGCGATGCCTGTTTTACATTTAGCTGTAGCTTTTGCAGCACGAGAACGTGGGGAAACAGGAGGTACTTCTACTTCTGAGTACTTCCAAATGGCTAACAAGTATCTGTCTGATGCAATAGCTTTAGACGCTGCTAGACATCCAGAAGAAACAATCTTCTATACGCCCTGAGGCATTTATGGCACAAGAACTCAAAAGTATTAACCTTGTAGCTCCTGCGTTTAAAGGTATAAACACCGAAGACTCGCCACTGGCTCAGGACCCGTCTTTTGCTGAAGTAGCAGACAACGCTGTAATTGACAGACGTGGGCGTATTGCTGCACGTAAAGGTCACACAGTTACTACCACAAACAAAACACAGTTAGGCGCTGGTAAAATACGTGCCATAAAAGAATTTAAGAACGACGCAGGAACTACTAAACTATTTTCTGTAGGTAATAATAAGATACTCAGTGGCACAACAACACTAGCAAACGAAACTCCCGGTGGTTACAGCATTAACGCTGACAACTGGAAGATGGTTAACTTTAACGATAACATCTATTTCTTCCAACGTGGTTTTGCTCCTTTAGTTTATAACACTGTTGCAACAGGAACCTCAGGAGGTACTGGTAGTACTGTAAAAGTTCTAAGTACAGTCAACAGCGCATCTGGTTTAGGAGACTCTACTAAGTTTGGTAACGAAGTCTTAGCAGCTTACGGAAGACTTTGGACGGCTGACTTTGCTGCTGACAAATCTACTATCTACTGGTCTGACCTCTTAGCTGGGCATAAGTGGAACGGTGGAAGTTCTGGTTCTATTGACATTGCTAAAGTTTGGCCTAACGGTTACGACGAGATTGTTGCTTTAGCAGCACAGAATAATTTTTTAGTTATCTTCGGAAAAAGAAACATTGTTACTTATTCTGGTGCTGATGACCCAGCTAATATGGCACTAGCCGACACAGTTGCAGGAATAGGCTGTGTAGATAGAAATACTGTTCAGCCTACAGGAGAAGATGTTTTATTCCTATCTCACACAGGTTTAAAAAGTTTCGGAAGAACTATACAAGAAAAATCAATGCCTATTGGTAGTTTGTCAGGGACAATTACAAAGGATATTATTAGTCTTCTTACGTCAGAAACAGAGCTATATAGGTCCATATATTACCCAGAAGAAAACTTCTACTTAATTACTTTTACAGGTTATGATGTAACTTACTGTTTTGACATAAGAGGTACGTTAGAAAACGGCTCTTACAGAGTAACTCGATGGGTAGGAGCAGGTTTTACTGCTTACGAGCGTACTAGTTCAGGGGAGTTGTTTGTAGGCACAATAAACGGCATAGGTAAATACGCTGGTTATTTAGACAACAACAGCACTTACCGTTTTCAGTATACTAGTCCTGAGTTAACTTTTGGGGATACGTCAAAACTTAAGTTTCTTAAAAAACTTAGGCCAATTATTGTCGGTGGGAGTGGTGCTGACATCTACTTAAAATGGTCTTACGATTTTAAGACAAAATCTGGAACTTCTAACGTAACTTTAGCAACACAAGCTAAAGCAGAGTTTAACGGTGGACAGTTCAATATAGGGCAGTTTTCTACAGGTGAGTTTATTACGACTGCTTTAGGTTTTAACGCTAACGGAAGCGGTGGAAGTGTTTCTATCAACATGGAAGCTGACATTAATGATGACCAATTATCTCTACAAGAAATAAATGTTCTTGCACTTATGGGTAAAACAATATGAGTAACTATAGTAAAACCGTTGACTTCGCTGCTAAGGACAGTTTACCTTCTGGTGACAGCGGTAAAATAATTAGGGGAACTGAGTTTGAAACTGAGTTTGACAATGTCTCGACAGCTATTGCCACTAAAGCAAACACCGCTAGTCCTACTTTCACAGGGACCGTGGTTATACCGGCTTTGACGTTTAACGGTACACTGTCTACCGGGACTATAAGCGGAGGAACTTACTAATGGCGATTCCACAGTGGTTAAAAGATTTAGGAACAGGAGTAGCAGAGAACGCTGGCCCGTTAGCTTTAGGCACTGCTGGCTTACTGATGGCTAAAGAAGGTTACGATAAGCTAGGCAGCACCGGAGAACGTGCTTACGAAAGCTACACTGCTCCCGGCGGTCTAGCCGACAGACTCTCAGGGATGGATCAGTTTCAGCCGTACACCGTAACGTCAACTACCGGTAGTAACTTTGGAATGACACAAGCACCGGGAACAGGAGGTGCGGGAAGCGTTAACCCACAACAAGCAATAGATAACCGTTATCGGAACGCAGAAAACGCAAGTCTATTCTCTGACGATCCAGAACTACAAGCAGCGTTTGCAGCGGGGGCCAGCAGTCAAGCGTCAGCTAATGAGCTTGCTGCTTTTAATCTCGGTGTTCCTGACTTAAACAGTGACGGTAGGTTGTCCAACGAAGAGTTTACGTCTTGGGACGGCTATGCTGCTTATTCGGCACAAAACGGAGAAGGAATATTACTAAACGACGGGACTAATCCCGCTGGTTTTTCTGGGAGTCGTTTCACAGGTCAGTATAACCCAGACGGTACACCTATTTATACTCAAACTGGCGCAGGAGTCCCACAAGGACAAGAAAACGTAGAGGGAGTAGGTGGAATAGGTAGCGTAGGGGGTTACCCAAGCTTTGTTCCTGCGGGTCAACAAGGAGCAATGAACTATGCGTTAACGCTTTCTCCTGAAGAAAAACTCATGCAGGACGCACAACTAGGACGTGCTGAAAGCATGTTTGGTTTAGCTGCTGTAGACCCTGCTGCCCGTGAACAAGCTGTGTTTGACCGTATGATGACGGCTATAACGCCTGAACGAGAACGCGAAAGTAACAGACTACAACAACAACTGCAAGGACAAGGGCGCTTAGGTGTACGCACAGACATGTTTGGAGGCACTCCTGAGCAACTAGCGATGGCTAAAGCACAGGAAGAAGCCTATAGTCAGAACATGTTAGCTGCGATGAATTTTGCTGGTCAGGAGCAGTCACGACAAGCTGCTCTAGGCTCAGGTATGTTAGCTAACGCTTATGTACCACAGGCACAGCTTCTTAATGCTCTACAGCCCGGAATGACAGCGTCAGAGCAGCGTAGGGCGCAGTTAGCACAACAGACACAGTCTTACGGAGAAACATACTCTACAGGTTTACAAGCTTTACTTTCGTCTGCTATTGGGCAGTCAGGTCAAGCTACTTCTGTAGGCTCAGGTCTAGCCACAAAAGCACTTGGCGGCTTGTTCGGTAACTAATTAATTAAGGAGAGAGTAATGCCTACACTTGGAGAAGGGTTTTTAGAGTCTTTAAGAAACCCGCCAGTTAATCAAGGACTATTTAACTTAGGTGCTGCTGTCGGTGGTGTGCCGGGGCAGTACAGAGCTAAACAGAAAAAGGACACACGGGCCACAGAACTTTTAAATGTTGCGCAAGGTTCTTCAGATTTTTATACTTTGTTATCTAAACACGCGCTGGAAGACGGAGATACACTTAAAGCGGCTGAGTTAGACCGAACATCAAAAAAATTACAACGAGAAAAAGTGTTAGAAGGTAGAGCAGATACAGAGTACACTGATAAACAAGCATCTAAAACGGCTGATTCAGCCTATCGGTTAACAACTTTAGCAGATATTTTAAAGCGTCCTGACTTAACCACAGCACAAAAAGCAAAAGCACTTAATTTAGAAAAATCATTGAAGGCCGCAAAAGGAAAAGAAGGAGAAGCACTTAAAAACAGTTACAAGGCTTTTATAGATAAAGTTGCTCCTGAAGTTTACGATTATTCAAGTTTGTTAAAAGAATTTACACCGACTACTGTAAGTGCTTTTAAAAAAAGTGTAAAGTTAGGAACTCCTAACTACGGTTTACTAGTGCGTAAAGACCCAACAAAAACCACTAGTGCGCCTCAATATAAAGAAATGTTAGACCCTGTGACTAAAGAAAAAGGGCTGTACTTAATGAGAGGGGCAACTCCGATTTATGTCGGCCCTGTTGAAAAAGACCCTTACGTTATGTCTGCATCAGAAGCAGATACTTTTAATGATATTAGAACAGAAAGATCAGTAGCAAGAAACCAAGTTTCCAACTATAACCGTTTAGCTGCTGTTGCTGACGACACAAGCTGGAATAGAGGTGGTCTAGTGGGGTCAGCAATGGACAAAATTGAGGAGGCAGCGGGTATACAAGGACAAGCAGCGTTACACAGAGCAGACCTTAACAACATACAAGTATCAGGCGCTTTAGCAATGTTGCCACAAGGCCCTGCTTCTGATAAAGACGTAGCGTTAGCCATGTCAACACAAGTTAATCTTAATAATCTTTCACCCGAACAAGCAGCGTCGTATTTAAGGGGCATGGCTAAAATTGCAAAAGCAAGAGAAGCTTTTTTAGAAAAAAAATTACAGTACATTGAAGTAACAAAAGACGCAAATGCTTTAGGTTTTGACGCTTGGGCAGCTACTCAAGGCGCACAAAAAAGTGTAGATGAGATGGTGAGTAAGTTAGGCTCTTCAGTACAAAACGTAAGAGACAGTATACAAAGTATAAGCAAAATGCAAGACAAGCAAGCACAATTAAAAGCTATATCTGCCTTAAAAAACTCTACTCAAGAGTTGACAGGAGGGTACTCTCTTAGTGATGTTTATACGGTGTTAGCAGAGCAACAACAAGCAACAAACAGATGGAATGCACAAAAAGCAACCAATAATAAATTAGAAGGTTTCTACTAATGGAAGAGATCACAGCGGAAGAAAGACAAGAACTAGCTACGTTTTCGCAAATAGCAACTTCTTTAGATGGCGACGAAAGTTCTGCAAACGTAGGACCAACGGAAGACCCTTTAGGTTTTACGCCTGACGACATAGCGGAACTTCAACAAAAAATAGACGATGCAGGACAAGACTTTATAACGAGCAGAGAAGACTTGGAAGTTGAAGAAACAGCGTGGAATACAGAAGACTCTTTAGCTGCCGCCCAAAAGTTTTTTTCTAGTGCTGCGGTGGGTTGGGGAGACGAAGCAGGTTTATGGGTGTCTGCTTTCCTTAACTCTCAAGTAGTAGACCGTTTTGTTGCACCTGAGTTAAACTCAACTGTTACTAAAGAATATAAAAGATTAAAAAAAAGGTACGACGAAGAACAAGCAGTGTTTGCTGAAAGACAACCCGGAGCGGCTATCGCTGCTGATATTGGTGGAGCGTTAGCATCTCCTGCTACATACGTTGCTGCTCCTGCTGCTGTAACAGCTAGGCTTGCGCAGTTAGCTGGACGTAGCGGTACTGTTGCTAGAGCAGGAGCTTTTGGAGGACGGGTTGCTGCTGAAGGAGGTGTGTACGGAGCAGGAGAAGCTAAAGAAGGCGAGAGACTAGAAGGATTACAAACAGGCGCGGCTTATGGTGTAGTAGGGGCTGGTGTAGTTAAAGGAGTTACAAAAGGTTTAGGAGCCGTTACTGATGTTGCTACCCGTAGACGAATAGAAGGGAATTTAATAGACGCTGACGGTGATTTTGTTCCTCTTACGCTTGCAGCTACAAGCCCAAAAGGGTCAGAAGGTTTAGTACATACGCTTTACAGAGATATTATTGCCCCTTCTTTCGGTGCAAAAGGAGTAATAAAAGAACAAGAAGAAGTTATTATCAGTAAGACAGAAAACATGCTTAAAGAACAAACAGTGTGGGCAAAACAACTAGACGACGGAGTAAAGTTAAAAGAAATAGAAATTAGCAACCAACTAAAAGAAGCAGAAAAAGTTTTAGTAGACGAAGGAAAGGTTTTAAAAGCTATAAAAGAAACTGAAACTGCAACTAAAGTTGCCCCTATAAATGAAAAGCTAAAGGCTTTAAATTCAGGTAAAGCAGAAGAAATAGTAAATAAAAGTCTTGCAGATACGAGACAAGTTTTAGACGCTCAGAGGTTTAATTTTAGAAACGAAACTTTTTTATCTTCTCTACCTGCTGGACACACTAACATAGATAGAAAAAATATTCTTGCGATAACCGACATAGGAAACAGGGCTGCGGCTCTTGATAGCCTTTGGCAAAACAAAGGGTACGGCATGTTAAAAAATAGGACGTTTAGGTTTAAATCAGGAGAACTCCAAAAAGAATTAGAAACCGCTTTAAACGATGACGTTTATTTTTTAGCTAATGCTATGGACATGAAAGCCGTTATGACTACTTTTAACAAAGCTATAGACAATGTAGATTTTTTTAAAGACTCTAACGGAAGAGTGTCTGGAGAATTAGTTAGTGCTTTACGTTCAAGGATAGGCACTATCGCTAACGCTACTGTTGAGCCACAACAAAAAAGAGCAATTTATGCTGTTCAGGATCAAATAGATACAATCGTAAAAAAACAACTAACTAAGGCTGATGAAAAAGCGTTTTCTCAAGAGTCCGGAAAGTGGAAAGCAACTGTTGTTTTAAGAGAAGCAGTTGCTAAAGCAATGCTTGATCGCAAAAAGAGAGGGGCTTTTGATGAAACTGATTGGATTGCTTCAGTAGGCAAAAATAATAGGTGGGACGCTAGATATGGAACGGGGCCTTTAAGTAGAAGAGCTAGGGCACTAGAATCTACTTTAGACGCGACTGAAAAAATGATGGCTAAACGTGCAACAAACTTAGCTAAAGCCAAAGCTAGGGCAACAGAAAAAGAAATACAACAACACAATCAGAAGTTAAAAAACGCTTTAGAGTCTATAGAAAAAGACATTACTTTAAACAAGTCAAGACTTCCTGCTAATCCAGAGTTAGCGGCAGAAATTGCTAGGGACATGACTAAAAGAAACAGCTTAGGTTCTGAAATAGAAGAACTAGATACAACTCTAAAAACTTTACAGAGTCTCCGTTCTCCTTCTAATCCCGGTTGGTTTCACACTATGGCAGCAACAGGTGTTTTAGTAGCGGGTTTTAAAGGGGCTGGTTTATCTTTTCAAGATTCTGTAACTGCGGGGACGGCTGTTGCCTTAGGAGGAGCCAGAGCATTAGCAACTCCTACCGCTCAGAAAATAGTTGCTGGTCAATCAACAGGGCAGGAAGCAATACAAAGAATGCTTAACTCTGACGTTACTGGGAGAACTAGCGATATTTTAGGTAGGTTAGGCGGTGCAGTAAACGCTCGTGCGGGTGGTATGCTTACAGAGTAAAACAAAAGGGGTCCGTTAAGACCCCTAAGTTAACTCCTAAATCTCGCAACTGTTGCCAGTACAGGCCAACTGCTGTGAACCCTCTGTCATGTCCGAAGCTTCTGACACGTTCCACTCAATAGACTTAGGGAAGTCTGCTACTAGATTACTGTAAGTCACCTTGTCCACAGGTTCGTAAGGAGCTTGTTGGTAGGAGTGTTCAGCGTAGGGTAAGAAGCTAATGCCGCTAACCTTGTCGAACTTGTTGTACAACCACTGTCCTACCTCTAGGAACTCATCGTCTCTGTAGTAGCAAGTCATGGACGGCTTGTGTTCACACCAGTAGTCCTGATATATCTCCCACAGCTTCAACTGCTCCATAGCACCCATGTCGGTAGCTACTATAGCGTCCTTAGGTGACTTCACGGGGAAGGAGAAGACCTTAGTAGTGGCAGACATCACGTCGTCCTCTACAGGGACACCAGCAGCTTCTAAGACACCACACAGCGGGTCCCTAGCGTCTGCCCTGACTCTCCTAACGTACTGCTCAGAGTAACGGGGGTGAATCCCCGACGCGCTGTCCACTAACTGACTGACTGTGCCAGAAGGCTTGACAGCAGTGATAGCAGTACTGACGTTAATCCCTAGACGTTCAGCCCACTCCTTGTTAGTCTTAATCGCCTCTTCTTTTAACTCCGTGAGCCACTGCTTTAGTTCTGCTTGCTTCTTCCTACCGGACATAATGGGATGGTCCATGATACCCGTCAGTGACACACCAAGCAGTGCTTCTTCTTCTGTGTTGTCCTGCCATATCTTACGCAAGTACCTGAAGTTGGTCAGTGTAGCCTGTAGCGTCCCTAAGATAGCAGCGGTCTTGACTTTCTCCTTAAGCGTATTGAGTGTGTCCTCTGGTCTTACTACTACTTCTGACAAGTTACAGAACTGGTACGGTCTAAGGATGATCTCTGAGCAAGGGTTAGTCCCGAAGTCAACTGTAGCGTCTCTACGTCCGTTCTTAGCTGCCTGTCGTTGACTAGCAACACGACTAAAGACACCACGTTCACCTGAACGTGACTCGTACAGACTCTTCCACTCATTAAGGAAAGCCTCAAAGTCAGGCTTCTCTGTGTAACAAGCTGAGTTGTTCGACAAGCCTCGCTGTGGATTATCTACCCACCACTGCCCTGACTTGCACCGTCTGATTCTGTCGTCAGTGAGGTTACTGAGACTGATAAGAGCGGATCGTCTAACCCCTCCAACGACGACGACTTGTGCAATCTTACAGCAGAGATCATGACACTCGATGGAACTAAGTTTTCTGCCAATAGACCCTCGAAAGACTTCGACTGTAAACTGAAATAAGTCGATAAGAGGTTCTGGACCTGACGCTCTACCTCCGAAGGTTTTAAGGGGTTCCCCTGAAGCTCTAACTCCAGATACGTCCCACTTCGCCACTTGACCAGCAAAGAGCATTGAGATAAGTTCTCTGTAAGCTTTTGCCCAGCCAATTTTGCTGTCAGCGACGTGTATAACTGTATCGGTATCATGTAGTTCCTCTGCTACCTCTGGTAGTTTCTGTATGTACTGTCGTTCGACACTAAAGCCTACCCCTGTGCCACACATGAGAACGTACATCATCTCATCAAAGGCTTTAGGGTGGTCAATGGGTAGGTAGGCGCAGTTAAAGCCAGCTACGTTGTCCCTGCTGAGAGCTTCTCCTGCTGTCATCAAGGCTCTCATGCTGGGCATAACTTCCATACCGTGTATCTTCGTAAAGATGTCTTCAGCTTCTTTGCTTGTGAGTTTATCCTGTCCTACCCAGAAGTCTAAGTATCTATTGACAGTTTCTCCCCACGACTCTCTGCGTTGCTCCTCAGGTAAGTACCGGGCGTATCTTGATTTGTGTATGTACTGTTGGTATGCATCCATTAGACTTCATAGTCTCCGTTAGTTAGTATTGTCATTTTTAGTTGGTCAAACAAGAAGTACAACGCATGAGCTTCCATGTTAGAAGATATGACCACAAAATCGTCGGATTTAGCCAGACAGAAAGCGTCTGTGTAGTCCTCTAAGTTTTCTGTTTTGCAGATAGAAGCGAAGACTTGTGGCACTGTTATGTTATCTTGTTTTCCAAAACCTCCTTCAATTACTTTCATTTGTAATTTCCTTTATCAACCTAGTCAAGTACCAGTTACACTTGCTTAAGTCCTGTAGAGGTTTTCCTTTCTGTTCGTACCGCCACAGGTATTTTTCTATGTTCCCTTTCAGGTATCCTCTAAACCCTTCTGAGGACATACTGGCTTTGATAGCTTCAATGCATTCAATAGTCCCGGAGTTGTAGTGTTCTGGTCTGGACACAGCGTCCCACTCTTCCGTTGTTACCTCATTCAGTCTCATCTTCGTCCTCCTTTTCAACTCCTAATTCCTCTTCAAAATCGTCTAGTCTATTAAGCAACTTGTCTTCAAACCTATCCAGCAACTCTTCTGAGGTTATTTCTAAAGCCTCCAGAAAGTCTTCAGGATCGTAGGTCTTCAACAACCGCTCTTTAATTTCCTCCAATGTTAGTGACATCGTCAATAAACTCCTGTAACGTATCTAGGCTGTACCAAGCTATTCTTTCTTTGTCGCACCACTGTGCCATTGTCATCTTTGCTCCTTTCCTAACCTTTTTCTCAGGCTTCATCAGAACAAATACAAGACGCTGGCTCTCCGGTAGACAATCCCTGACACTCTTATACTTCTTAGTGTCCCCTTCTCTGAAGAAACCTTTACACTCTACTAACGTCCCTGACTGAGTGTGAACAAAGTCAGGACAGTAGCGTCGGTGGACGGTGTAAGGAACCGTGAAGGGTTCGTATTCAAAACCCTTCTTAAGAACCTTAGCAACGTCTTCTTCAAAGAAACTACGAAACGGTGATTTCGGTTGGCTTCGGCTCATTTTTTACCTCGACTAAATAACGTGGGCCTGTGGAGTACAGGAAACCTCTTACGGAGGGCCAACATTGCTTTTTGTAGACACAGTAGGAGCAGCCTACGGCGAGTTTCTGGTTGCCACTTTTTCCATCTGGAATAGGCTTGTAGCAAACGTCTGGCGCTGTTTTCTGCTTTACCATCTTTTTTATGGTGTTTATCCTTTCCCCAATGTCATAAGAGATTAGGTCATACACCGGAGCTTGTTTGTCCTCTGTGTCGTACATCAGGTAAGTTAGGTGTCCATGCTGTTTGTCCATAGCCAACCAACCGAACTTAGTAGCGCCTTCAGAATGAGCATAGCCTTTGATTTGAGCCACGTAACCAAACGGGTCATCATAAGCCAGTGTTCCTTCTCTGAACTTCTTAAAGGCAAAGGTAGACGCTGACTTCACGTCTGTCACAATCCCGTCAATCTTGCAGTCCATAGAACCTTTGATGCCGTTGACTTCACACTTCTTCTGCTCGTCAGTGACCGTGTGTCCTGCTGCTCTAGTGAGAAACAGTAGTAGTTCTTCTATGATGTGTCCGTAGAGGAACTTGACGTAGGTAGGTGGAGTGATGTCTTCACCTTTGTCTACGTCGTTGTAGACGCTCCAGAGGAACTTATCCTTACGTCCTATGTTGGACATACGAAGCTTGCGACTGTCGTCACGTACTTCCTTGAACTCCTTCCGCATAAGGTCCTTGACGTTCTCACCGAACTTCTCAATGCAGTCGTCAATGTCCACACCTTCTGCTACTTCTTTTGACTCTACGAGTTTGTAGATGTCGCTGACTAAGTTATACGTGTTTTTCATTTCGTTTCCTTTAAATATTTTATAGCCCTGTTAAGAATAGGTACGCTGTCATCAAAACCCCCTAAAGACCTATTACACTTATGACACAACCATCCTCGAAAGGAGTCAGTCTCGTGACAATGATCTATGACCCACGAACCATTTTTTGTGTTTCCTTTTCCTTTTACTTCTTCTTCTGTTCCTAAACATATAGGACAAATGTATTCTCCTATGGGCATACCGTGTTTTTCTTTCAAAGCTGCTCGTACTTTGCTAAGTTCGTTGTTGCATTTTTTACATTCAGGTCTTAAATAGTTTCCTCCGCTGTGTCTACTGAAACTAGATAACGACAAAAGAGTTTTACATTTACTACAAAATTTATTTTCATCTCCTATGTCGTAGTGGTCATCTTCAAAAAAACCTAATTGATTCATCAGTGTGTCTCAGCCCATGTGTTTCCAACTTTGTATTCCCCGTCGAGGGGACATCTGAGGTCAAACGCGAGTCCTGCTGCCTTGAGGCACTCAACCGCAAGGTAGCCGAACTTCTCCGCGTGTTTTTCTGACACTTCCGTTTGGACTTCATCATGTATGTTCCCTATGAATTTATAGTTAAGGTTCCACTGCTGTGCATAGTCGTCTAAAAGCACCAGAGCTTTCTTCATTACGATAGCTCCTGCTGCTTGTAGTAACGTATTCAGTGCAGCGTGTTCTGATCTAACGTGAAGTCTCCTTCCGTCAAGTCCTCTGAGATATCCTCTACCACTTGCTCTGCCAACTCGCTCTCGCAGATTTTCAAGAGCAGGTGTATTTCTGAGAAATCTTTGTTTAAGGCGTGAACCATCTTTTGCGCTTCCTCCAACGATAGTTCCGATCTTTGCGTCTCCTGCTCCGTATAGGAAAGCATAGATGAAAGTTTTAGCTTGAGGTCTTGTTTCAAGACCCGCAGCCATTTGGTTTCTTGTGTGTATGTCTTCTGTAAGCAGGACATCTGTGAACTCCTTGTCGTCCATATAATGAGCTAACATCCGCAACTCAAGACCACTAGCGTCAAACCCGACTAACTTAGTGCTACTAGGAACAGTCCAACATGAGCGACATTCATGTCCATAAGGGCTGTGACTAGAAGGAACCTGAGCCATGTTGGGTGACTGATGTGTCATACGTCCGGTAATAGCACCGTTGCTAATGACCCTACCGTGGACCCTGCCGTCTTCCTTAACATGCTCTAGCCACGAGTACACCTGTGCGTATCTTTTTTGTAGCATCAGGTACTCACTAACGGCTCTAGCCTCAGGAAGATCAACAGTGTTTAAGGCTGCTTCGTCAACAATCGGATTACCTTTTTCCGTAACCTTCCCGAAAACCGCACCAAGGCTTGATAAGCGTTTCGCAATTTGCTGCCTACTTCCCACATTAAACACTTCAACCTTATCTTTAAGCCGCTTGCCTGTCTTATCAGAGTATCTCTCATGGACAATGGGCCTGAACTGTCGTTGTAAAGTTTCTTCAATTTCATTCATCCTCTCCTTAAATGTTGCACATAGTTCACGGGACAACGTCTGGTCCAGAGTCCATCCGTTGCGTTGCTGCTGCTGTACTGAATACTGCACCTGATGCTCCAATTCAATGGACTCAGGAGAGAAGCAGTCAGACATCTCTTGTATCAACTTCTGGTGTACTGCTTCTGTCACTTCTACGTCTCTCTCACAGTACTCAATCATGCTAGTGCTTAAGCAGGACCAATCTGTGTGGTCACCTTTAGGGAAGCCTAAAATGTTACCCCAGTTCCTTAAAGAGTGTCCTCCTGACTTACTTGGGTCACTGAGACGTGAAAGTACTAAAGTATCTATAATCCTCTCAGGAGCAAGCTGAAGCCCCCAGAGACGTTCTAACACAGGGATATCATATCCTATTAGGTTATGACCAACGACGCTTACAGAGCCTGTGAGAGCCTCTGAGAGAGTTTCCGGGGTAGTGTGTACCAAATTAACACCGTTTTCACGGGTAACGACACACCAAATCCTAGTAGGCTCTAAACCGTCAGTTTCTGCGTCAAGATAGATCAAAAGTCGTCCCCTACTTCTGGGTTGGCTACTGCTTCTAACCTTCCGGTCCCTTTGTCGTAACGTAACCAACAAGCGGGACCGGTTTCACCAGTGTAGCGGTTCTTTAGGACACGTACAGTAGTCGTGTTCCTAATTTCTTCGTTGACGTTCTGCTGGTCACGTTCCATGCCGATAACAATGTCGGACAACTGTGCTATCGTCTGTGAACCCCGGAGTTCACCCAAGCTGATACGTGCGCCGT